CTAAGTCAGCTTTAGTAATTGGATCTGACCCAAGCTTTTCTCTATTTAACTTGTCCCACACATCGTTTGCGATGTCTTTAAAGCTCTTCATAGATCCAGTTAGAGGGTCTCTAACTTGAATACCAATGCTTCGTAGCATATTAACGCTTCGACCTTGTTGCAACGCAGCGTACGCCCCCATGCTGTTTTGCACCCCAGCACCAGGAGTTAGGTTAGACATAGTTCCTACACCAGCTAATATATTTTGATAGCCTGGTAGGGCCATTCCAATTCCCATTTGTTGTCCAGTTGCTGCTGCAAGACTTGGGTCCATTTGATCTGTGATCGTGCTTTGTTGAGCAAACTGACGAATAATTCCGCTTACACGATTGTAGGCCTCTTCTCGTGTGTTATTAAATGGTGGCGGTAAAAATCCAGGTAGGAAGCTAGCGGATCGTGGTTGACTATTTAAATCCTGCATACCAAATGCCATAGCACGGTTGGTTAATAGGTTCATACCTACTTGCTTATTTGTTTCAGGAAGCGCTTGACTCATCAAGCTATATCCGGTTACAGCCTGTGCAACAAACTTCTTTTGCCCCGGTGAGAGCGTGTCAGACGTTGTAGAGGTGTTACCACCACCGCCACCACCTCCGCCTTGTGCTGGGGCAGGTTGTGGAAAAATAGTGCTTGGTAAAGGTTGCCCATTTGGACCAAGCAACCCGCTATACCGTGGAGGAGGCTGTGGCATCACAGTGTTAGCAGAGGCTTGAATACCTCCGTCACTTGAGAAAGCTTGATTAGCAGCAGACCCTAAACGAGAGATGCTGCTGCTTAAAATACTTGCAAAGGTGGAGGCTCTAGTAATGCCAAGAGTCATCTTGTCATTGACACGGTCAACCGTCTCAGATAGGTCGGCAAGTAAAGACGAGAACTTTGACCCGCCTAAATTCATGCCAGATTTGCTATCCACTATCTGGTTCCTCCTTTATACCTCTGTGTTCGTTCTATCCAGTTCATTCGTTCTCTGTAAGATAGAGCGCGAATGTCAGATAAAGTCCATCCATTAAATGTTCTAGTCAACACTTCGTACTGATCTAGAAGCGCTTCGTAGTCCGTCTCTCTATAGACGAAACAAATCGACCAGGCTAAGTGGCAGACTCATATCTTCACCACATGCCTTACAGGCCTTCGTCACCTCCCCAAGGCGGGGACCTGGGTTCTTCTCAAGAATCTGATCGATAATCTTTGCTCGGTCTGCCATGCTTAACGACAAGGCAGTAGAAGCGCCTACAGATGGTGCGCCGTTTATTGTTACGATACATCCAGATAGTAATAAGGTATTAATTTCTGCAGAAGTCTTATCCATGTTTTCCATAAGCTTCTTTTGAACAATACCGTTTGGCAACATAACCGTCACTACTCCGCGAGTAGTTTCGACTTCCCATGCTCGATCTGCTATCGGGTCCTCAAGTTTTTTCTCAGGGACATCAGAGATCAAATCAATATTTGCAGTTCCTTCTTGTCTACAAGATTGGCACTGCACCGGTACATCGATTGTGTTACCAAAAGTTACACGGCGAACTCCGATAAGGATTGCGTCGCGGTCTCCTGACAATAAGGTGTCTAAGTCATCTTTAGAAACTTGCTCAGAACCAAGCGCAATAAGGCCGCGTTGTAGAAGTACGTTTAACGACTTACCAATTGTTCCTGCTTTTGCAATTGCCTCTTCGTCAGCTCCAGTAAGCTCTCTAACCTCAGCTGTAGTGACTAACTCTCCAGCACTGTTAATGAACCCACCAGGTAGTTTTACTTCAGACTCTGAAGGGGCCCGGGTCTTAATCTCGACCGCGGGCTCCTCCATAGCCTTCTTTGCAAACTGTTCAATTAGTTTTGCGTCTGTTATTACTTGTGGTTGTGACAATTTTTACTCCTAGATAGATTTGGGATTAAGCGATTGGCTTGAAGTTTGAATCAACAAATGATACAGAAAGTCCTTCGTGTACAAGTGTCATTGACTCAAACAAGATTCCGCCGTCTCCAGCGTTCAACTCGTTGTAGTTCAAACCGGTGATCCATGCGTTGTGTACGCGGAAGCGCATACGTGGCAAGTTGTCATCTGCTGGTGTTCCAGGTGTAGCGGACGCATTTGGGTGGTCCATTACATAGATGTCAATATTGACACGGAAGTTCTTAGCGGTTCCTGTGTTCAAGCCTTCGCCAGATGCAGCCGCGAAAAGGCCCTTCATCCAGGTGATTGCTTGGTCGTTGCCGTAAAGAACGCCGCGCTGGAAAGTGACTGGAACAAAAGTTGTCATGCCAGGGATCTGGTGGACAGTTGTGTTATAGCCGCCTTCACGGTATGGGATGGACTGAGTGTTGATATTCAGCCCGCTGATGAAAGTAAAGCCGCCTACCCAGCCTTCTGATTTACCAGAAGTAGGTGCAACACTTGTGCTTGATGTAAGGATTCGCTTGTCGAATGCCTCGTCACCAGCTTTGGTGAACTCTGCGTAGAACCGAAAGTTACGTAACGGATCTGTCGCAATTGTGGAGAAGCGGTTAATGATGCTACTTGGCATTTGTTATTGTCTCCTTACGCCACAGTAACGGTGGTTCCACCGTCAAACTGGCCGATCTTAATAATGATGAATTCGGCTGGACGTTGTAGCGCAACGCCAATCTCGATATTAACTTCGCCATTATCAATGGTTGCTTGTGTATTGTTTTCAGCATCCACTTTCACAAAGAAAGCTTCGGCTGGGGTGTTACCACGTAAACCGCCTTGTGACCAGAAGTTGGTCAAGAAGCTGCTTAGCGAGGCATCAATTCGACGCCATAGACTTGGGTCATTTGGTTCGAAAATTGCGAACTGTGTTAGGTCTACTACAGCCTTGCGTAGGTAGATAAGAGTACGACGTACTGGTACATAACGGTCTACATAACCAGTCTTAATTGTACGAGAACCCATCACTACAATTCCAGATCCAGAAATAAATCGAATTGCGTTAACAGGCGCTCCAGCAGAGTTTAGAGAATCTAGTTCTGCATTTGTTAGTGCTGGGACAGACACTGCTCCAGCCAAACGAGCTGTAAGACCGGCAGGTGCTTTGAATACTCCACGAGAAGCATCAGTTGAAGCCATTAAACCAACAACAGCTCCGCCAGGACCTACGATCTTAGCTGAAGCTGCTGAAGCTCCGACACCAAGAGTTGGGTCACTGATAACAAGTCGTGGGTAGTAGACAGCTGCTAGTGAGCTAGCGGTGTAGCTAGCCGCAAGAGTTAGCTGGTTAGCCACAGTGTCGTTTACTCCGTCTACGACTACAAACACGTCATCTCTGGTCTCAGCATAAGCAATTGCAATGTTGACTACTGTTGCGTCTGTGTACCCAGGCACGTTAAGAACTAATGACTGAGGTACTGTATCAAACTCCTCAAGTGAGGCAGAGATTTGACTTGAAGTAATTGAGCTTCCGTTAGCACCAGAGGCCAATGATTGGTTGGAGATAACTGAAGGGTTCTTGTTGCTTCCAGCTGTAGCTGAGTTCTGGTCAATAGCAACAATGTATCGAGACAAGCTGTTAATCACAGTTGGAGCATAACGTGAGTCTGTGCTAACCATTGTGATGTCTGTAAAGCGCTCTACAATGTCTGCGTCGGTGCTTCCGTTGTAGTAAACAACCAAGTCAATGTAGCCAGTTACAGTAGAGTTAACAACGCTGATGTTAATGTTGTTACCCCAGGTACCTGCGTTCTTTGACTGGATAGTAAGGGTGTTGAGTGGTGTGCCCGCACGGTCTGTGAGGGTACGTGTTGCTACTGCAGCTGAAGTTCCAACTACGCGGTTAACGTATGCCTGGCTTCCACCGTTAGCAAAGAACATGTAAACAGCAATAGGAAGGTCATTGCTTGCTGTTGTGTTCCAAGAACCAAACTGATTTACGTATTGGCTCCATGAAGTTACAAGTGAAGGGCTGGTTGGGCCACGATCGTTAGCGCCAACAAAAGCCGCGACGCTGTCTGAACTTGGACCAAGCACTGGTGCAATAGGGTTTAACGTTTCCTGAACGTACACCCCAGGGCGTTGATAAGCCATTAATTTATCTCCTTAGATTTATACAAAGATTCCATTTGTTATACCGAAGTGTAGCCAGAAGGGATGTTCGTTATGGTGGTGTTGATGCGTACTTCTTCTACTTCTTGTAGAGCGTTAGCTACTTGACTTGGGGTCATTTCGCTAACTACTCTAACTGTAAACACGTTTCTGAGTAGGCGACGTCCGCCGCTTTCCTCTTCAACCGCATCACGTTTTACAAACCCATCAAGGAACATAGACCTACCGCTGTATTCAGTACCAATTTCATTTGGCACAGATAGGTATCCGAACTTTGAGGGAAACTTATTTAATACGTCGTACATCATTGACCGGTCATGTCGCGGGTGACGAGCGTAGGTTGTTATTTGATATACAAGGTCGTAGGCGACTGGCGCTTTATATTTGTACGCACTTCCAGCAGATGGCGTTACAGTTCCGCGGTTGTCATTATCTGTAAGGTATCCAGACCATTGACGATCATTTGCGGGTGCAATATCAATCAAGTCGATAGTGATAAATGGGAACTCTTGCTTGCGGAGTTCAACGTCTGGGTAGCCAAACCACACCTTGATTTGACGATTAGTTACCTTTTCGTCATCTACAGTAAGCCCTTGCAACCAAGTCTTTAGAGCAAGGTCTTCAGCAACAATAAATGGGTTACCCATTACCAGATCCCCCCATTTTCAAAGAAGTCTTCAGCTACGCGGGTTTTTAAAACTAGTGCAAGGTATTTTTGAGCTTCTGAAACAAAAGTTCTCAAAACTGGCTGAGGTAAATTGTTTA